CTGCGGACCAGGCACCGTCGAGGCAGCGCCTGTGTCGCCTTTCGCACCTTGCGGTCCTGTCTGCCCCTGCGGCCCCTGCACGCCTTGCGGGCCGGGCACGCCTTGTGGACCTTGGGCGCCGGTCGCTCCCGTGCTGCCTTGCGGACCAGTCGCTCCCGGTGGACCAGGTACTGTCGAATCCGCACCGGTATCGCCTTTCGGTCCCTGCGGGCCTGTCTCGCCCTGCGGCCCCACCGGGCCAACTTCCCCTTGCGGCCCCTGCGCCCCGGCATGCGCCAGGAAGTCCATCGTCCCTGCCGTGAGCCGGTTGGAAACCGTCGCCCCCATCGCGAACGTCTGCGCCGTCGTGCCTTCCTGGCCGCGCACCACGTTGAGGATGTCACCGGACTTGCCAATGCCCTTGCAGATTTCGATCTGACCGGTACGCCGGTCCTCGATGGTGACGGTGTAATATTCCTCCGGCGCACCGACAGTAGGGAACTTGGCGCCATCGCCATTCTGGACACGGATAGACGTCGTTATGGCGTCGATACTGGCGTAGAGCCGTGACGACGCATTGTTGGTGAACAGCATCATCGGCACAGTCATGGGGTAACTCTCAACCCAATATCATCACGCTTGACCTGCCCGGCGTCGGTCGAAACCACCATCTGGATGGTATAGTCGATGTTTCCCTTGCCGGCGCCGACAAACATCGCCAGCTTCTTGTTGGTGACGTCGGTATAGGCGGCGGTCACCGACAGTGGCGCGTCCTCCGTATAGGGGTAGATGGTCACCTGGAAGTCGGTCAACACCTCCGTTTCTTCCAGCCAGCAGGAATAATCGAGATAGAGTCGCCGCCGTTCGACGACGCTCTTGCGGTACATTTTCAGCGTCGACGACATCAGGCACTCCTCTTCAGCGATTCACCCGGAATGACCAGCGTGCGTTGCTCGGCCGGGAAGGCAATCACGTTGTCCGCAGCCGCAATGACAAATTCGGTCAGCGGCATGGTGATCTTTACTTCGTCCAGTGGCGCTCCCAGCAGGTAGACCTGCGGCTCCGACGGCACCGGAATGTCCCTGACCATACCTGGCACCACGTAATCAGCGCAGCCATCGAAAATTTCCATCATCTCCGGCGTAATGATCAGCACTTCCAATGGGATGAAGCTGTCGAACAGATACGGCCACACCGGCTCATTTACGCCGGGGCCATTGATGTCGTCGCCGTCGTTTTCCCAGCTGTTGTATCCAGCAGGAAGAATGGGATGGCCGTAATAGGAGAGCAGCGGATCGGTCATGCTTTGAACCAACCTCGCTGCTGTAGAAAATCAGGCTGCACGACGATATCGAGACCATTCGTGACAAAGGGAAGCCCCAACGCCTGATCGATGAACAGGATCAGTCTGCCGGACGTGTCGCCCATGGTGAAATGGGTCACATCCGGACCCACTGGCACGTTGGGGATGACCACCTTATTGGTCTGCGCCGTGCCGTCGGGTGTGACCGTGGTCACAGTGATAGGCTGCGATGTACCGAGCAAAGGCACGCCGCGCGTCGTCAAATCGCTGACCATCGTATCGGTCGCCACGAATTGCGGCACACCACCCCACGCGGTCAGACGCAATTGCGTTGTCAGCCAGTTCAGCCCAGCCGTTACAAACTTATAGCGGGCGGTGTCGTAAGGAGCGTTCACTTACCAGCTCCTTGGGAACCGCCACCCCGGAACCCCATAAGCGTAGCCGCGGATCGCTTCCTGCTTGCGAAACGCCATTCTGTTGCGAAACCGCTTGGCATGGTAGGCGGCAATGGTCGGCGACGCCCATGGCTTTGCAGGCATGCCGTACAGGCGCCCGAGTGTGCCATCGAGCCAGTCCTGGAAGAACATCGGATACATCCAGTCGGGCAGCATCCAGTCCCCGCAGTCACATTCGACACAGCCGGCTGCAATGGTCAATGCCAGGTCGACCTGCAGCGGATATTTCACCGCCTCGACATCTGGCAGCCCAGCCACCGAAATGTAGTTGGGCCGGTAGATAGCATAGGTGAACATGCCGGTCGGTTGGATATCGCTGATCGCCGGCAGGTACGACGCATCGCCGTCGGGGAAGGTCTGCTCCGGTAGCAATTCACCCAGCGACGACTGGATGTAGGCGGAGCCGGTGCCGCCAACCGCCCGACCGGTCAGCGGCAGCCCGTTGTGAACGACGCCCATTGCCCGCACCACCTCCGCATCAGCCGGAGTCGCCAGAAAATATTCGGCGACATTCACCTCCAGTGTGATGTCGGTACGGTAACGCCAGGCCGAAGTGCGGCGCAGGAATTCGTCGATGACATTAAAGATTTCCAGCTGCAGCAGCGGATCGGTGACGCCTGGAACATGCACCTTCAGTGTCTGCATCAGGCGATCGATCGGACTGCAGGTGGTTGTCTCGGCCATCGCTCACCCCTGTACGCTCAGCAGCTGCGCAGCGAATTTCTGCAGCAACGCACCAGCCCGGCTGTCAACGGTCGGCTCGTCGTCCCTCAGCTGCATGCGGCCGACGACGTAATAGACCAGGGCCGACCTGTACATCGGATCAAGCGTCACCGGTGCTGCCGTGTCGATGGTGCCGACGGGGTCAACCCACGACACCTCGAACAATGGCAAAAACAGATCGGCCCTGAGCCGCTTCGCCTCCAGCAGGCCGAGATTGAGTGCGTCCACCATATCATCATCGGGGTAGCGGTACGGCGGATACTCATCCTGCAGGAGACGTCGCGATTCCTCGATGTACTGCCCTACAGTTTCCAGTGCAGCCATGGCTCACCCCGGCGTGACGATTGCCTGTGCCAGTGCCTTTCCGTCGAGCACCTTGTAGCCATAGACCTGGAGGCCGCGGAGCAGCGTGCCGAATGTCATTTCGGAGCGCAGCGTCTCGACCTTGTTGATCTGCGACGCGAAGGTCAACCCATGCTGGGTGCCGGCATAGACCACCCATTCACCGGCGGCCAGGCCAGCGGCAGTGCCGGACGGCAGCAGATTGGACACGTAGATCGTGAAACGATCGACCATGCCCAGTCTGCCGTTCCTCAAGATCGACACCGAATCGCCGGTCAGGGAGGCATCCCGGAGTTCTGACATCTTGATCTGCGAGGAAATCCACGCCGGCAGCACGACCCAGCGGCCGGTCTCCGGAATGTTCTGCTCGTCGAGCACCTGCCCCAGACGCACCAGCAGATCGACGATCTCAACCTTGCCAGCAGTGCCGGCCGGGTTGCGAGCGACGACCTGCAGCGGCGTTCCGGTGACACCCAGATTGACGTTCTTGGAAATGGCGCCAGCCGTTGTACCCCTGTTCCAGGTATCGGCGGTGCCGAGAAGGCCTTTCAGCACCTCGGTATCGACGACGATCTTGAACTGCTGGGCAGCGTCGTCCGACCACATGTTCATCATGTTGAGGTCCGCCTGGACCTCCATGACGTCGTCAAGGATGAGGTTGAAATACTTGCCTTTGTCGATCGGCAATTCGACGATATTCGACGAAGGCCGTTCGACTTCCAGGAGACCGTCAGAGCGATAATCCTTGATGGTGATCGTCGGTTTGGTCCGAATGATCACCTTGTCGCCCTTGTTCTTGATCTCCCCCTCGTAGTCGGTGTTGCTGATCGCTGCCAGCACGGTCGACGCATAGAATTTTTCGATCAGCTTCGTCGACCACAGCACCGGGATGAAGGTGCCGGAGTAGGCTGGTGTGGGTGTTGCTGAACCAGTCGGATAGATAGGCGGGGTGGTCCCCGCACCTGCTACAGGAAATGCCATGGCGAACCTCGCTCAGAGAAGCGTTACTGGATTCGCCCTTCATGCTGTGCGCGGTAGATGTCCTGCTCGATGGCGTCCGCGTCGGCCTCTCGGCCCCGATACTTGCCCGCGATCTTGTCTGCCGTGAACTTCGCAATCCAGGCGGCTGTGTAGATGGGCTTATCGGGCGGCAGGTTCTGCGGCGCCGACCTGGCTCTGCCGGGTGCCGCGAAATCTTCCAGGGATGGCTTGCCGGTGGTGCCGTTAGACGGGGTCGGCTCGCTTGCCTGGGAATCTGGCGGGAGGCCGACAGCCTCAGTCAAAAATCCCCGGAAAAACGATACGACCCGATTTCCTTCGTGTCTAGAGAAGGCTTCCTGCAGCATGTCGTGCCGGATGCGGCCGGAATACGGGTCGGGCAGCGCCAGCCACGCCTTGAATTCGTCCGACCGGTTGACCTGCTTCCACTCCGGTATGGTACTGTTAAGGCTCGAATAAACGTCGTTGACCTGGGTTTTCTCGATCACCGTGCCGACCCCGTCAACACGTCCCTCCAGGCGCTTCAGACGCTCCGCCAGCTCCTCGAACTCCGGCGCATATTCCTCCTTGGCGCGCTTGCCGATCACCGTCAGCAGCTCGTCGCCATACTCCGTCGCTTCTTCCGGGGTGACGAATTTCGGCCGCACCTTCGGCACCGCGGCGTCCGGGCGCTCCTCTTCGGCGCCCTTGATGCGCATCGTCGAGACCAGCTTCTCCAGCTCGTTGATGCGCTCGCCCTGCTGCTGGTAGTTCCTCAGCAGCGTCTCGTAACGCCCCTGTGCCGAGCGTGCCCGCTGCTCCCAGCTCTGCTCCTCCCCAGCCGGCTGCGGCGGTTGAGCAGTGAGGGGAGCTTCCGCCGTGACCCCCTCCGGCTGAGGAGGAGTCTCCGTCGTCGGAGGCGCTTCCTCTGGCGGCGGGGAATCTGTCGGGATCGCCATCTGTTCGCGCACTTTTTCAGCTTCGGCGATCTGATCCTGGACCTGTCTTGGCGGCTTCGGCGTGTAGTCGACCGGTGTCGCTTCTGGTTTCTTAGCCATTGGTGCGCATCTTCTCGTAAAGTTTCGGGGCGTTCATGAACGTCGTGGCGAGATCATTGGCGGCGAGCGACATGCCTTGCGCCCGCATCAGCAGCTCGACCGGGCATTTGACCATCTCGGAGGTCGTCGCGGCGGCGTATTCGCGCACTGCCGCCACCATCTCGTCCCAGGCCTCCGGCGCCTCGCCTCGCAGCCGCATGGCGGCATAGACCAGCCGGGTATTGGCGACCATCAGCGTCTGCCTTTCGGGGCCGACAGGATTCTGATCTCGGCCGGGTTCGGCTCAGTGGGTACAATTGGCGTCGCCTTGGCGTAATCGCCAATGGTGCGGCCGGACTTACCGAGGTCATTGAGACCGCCGCGTTTCGGCAACTGGCGCGACTTCTTGCCTACTTTCGCCACTTCTTCGACCCCTGGTGCTGCAATCCGACCTTGGTCTTCGGCACCTGGCGCTCGCCGAGCGCCTCGATGTCGCCGAGATCGGTCGGCTCATAGGTGCCGCCGTAGGAGATGTTGATCCCCTCGGCGTCGATCGGCCTGGCCTTGCCGCCCTTCTTCGAATAGTCGCGCTGTTCGCCCTTGGAGAATTTCGAAGACAGACCCGAGGAGGCGCCGCCCTTCATGGCGTAGCCCTTCTGGTAGGCAAGCCGGGAAATTCCCTGGCCCGAGGTCTTCGAGACCGAGGCTCTGGGTGCACGGGCCATGGGTCAGCTCTGGCTCGACCGGCCAGGTTTCTGCGCCTTCACCGCGGAAAATTTCTGCATCTTGCCGCTCGGCCCGCCAGACGGGAAGGCAGCGCCCTTGCCGGAATGCTTGGTGGTCGCGCTAACGCCGGGGGCCTGCGCGCCGACACCGGAGAATTTGTGCATCTTTCCGGACGGGCCAGCCTGGATTTTCTGTTTGCCGGCAGGCTTGGACTTCGAGGTCTTGGACGGCATGGCGTTCTCCTATGCTGGTCCCTGGGCCGGATTGGGGGGTGTACCTGGTCCGGCTCCCGGCGTCGAGCCAACCACGTTGGTCTGCGGACCCTGCGGAGCGCCAGGCGGTGCACCAGGCGGTCCGCCAGGCGCCGCAGGGCCGCCTCCGGGGGGCGGCCCGCCAGGCCCGGAAGGCCCGCCACCCATCTGCGCCTTGATCTCCTCGTCGGGCGGCACGATGTCCTCGCCTGGCATGCCGATGCCGTTCGACACTTCCCTGAGCACGTTGGCGCGGCCACGCACCCCCATGATCTGGCTGTCGATCGGGTTGGCGGTGATCTGCAGGAACTCTAGCTGCCGCTGCCGCTGTGTCTCGCGTTGCATCGCCACATTGACTCCGAGGACCACAATGTTCTCGTCGCCTCGGAGCATGCCGGTCTGGTCGGTAAGCATGACCATATCGTACAGCGCGCTGACGGCAGGCTCGATGACGTCGTTGTCGATGTTCGCAGCCACTGTCTGAAGGATTTTGGCTGCGTTGCCCATAAGCATAGCAAGACCAGAAGCTGTACGGCCAGCACCGCCAAGCCGCTCCGAACCAGTAATGTAACGGGGGATCGCGGAGAGTTCGTCGGCGATCTGGGTGAATTTTTCATAAACGCCGAGCAGCTCCTGGGCATTCGAATTGGGCTGGAAAAAGGTAATCGGCATCTGGCCGTTGTTGGCGCCCAGCGGGTCGGTCTCTACATGCCAGCGCTTCCACGGGTAGAGATCGTCGCCGTTCTCGTTTTCAGCGACGCGGTCGTCATTCACCACCACCTGAGGCCCAGAAGCGATAGACATGTTGTTGATGAGGCTGCGTAAGGCAGCGTTCGTGGCATCCTGGATATCCTCAAGTATGTCTGGGAGGGCGTTGCCGACGACGGTGCCTGGCACCTTCTCGAAACTTGTGACGTAGTAGGGGGGCCGCTTCCTAAGGCTTGGAGAGAGCTGTACCTTGAGAATGTATCTTCCGATCTTGAACGCATCGACGAAATAATCCCGCATCGGGTCCGGCACCTGGGCGGCGGTGAAGCCGTAATCCAGCAGCATCTCGCCCTGCACATAGCCGTGATATTCCAGCATATCCAGCATGCCGGACTGGTTCATCCGTGGGTCTTCCCGCGATTCCATCACCGCCCTGGAGCTATCCGCCGACGAGGCGTTGGCCTCGACATAGCCGGAGCGGCCGTACCATTTGAGGATTTCGCGGATCGCCTGCTGGTTATAGCCGGGCAGCCCGATCAGCTCGTTGAGATCGGAGCGCGCCAGCCTGGAGCGCTCGATCACCGCGGCGTCGGCGATGTTGGAGACGCCGGGCGTCCACCAGACATCGAACGGCGACACCCGGTTCCAGAACATCCTGGGGCGGTCGGTGACCTGCGCAGCGCCTTCGACCCATGTGATGTCGGGGGTGATCCTGACGATCGGCCCCTTGATGCAGCCGAACGGGAACAGCGGGATATCGACCAGCATCTCGGCCAGCGCTTCGTAAAACAGCCCCTCGACCAAAAGGTCGTCCAGCTTGCGGAATGCCACCTCGCTTTCCAGCCGGGCCTTCTTGATCGCCGCCCGCGAGGCGGCCGCCATCAGCCCCTGCACGCGGTCGCGGATTTCGGCCGGCGCCGGCTGTTCGCCCAGCCGCACCATGTTGCCGACCTCGGCCTGGATCAGCTCCTGCACCGCGGCGAACATGTCGTCGGGCAGTTTGGGGTCGGGGGTGGCCTCCAGTCCCCAGGGTTTTTCGGTGTTGAGGTAGACGTCACGGAGCAGGCTTGTGGCGCCGCGGCATTTGGTGGCAATGAGGCGGGCATAGATTTCCGAGCCGCCGAAACGTCGGATTTCCGACAGTTTCTGGCTGTCGTACTGGCCGTGAAATGTCCGCATCGCGGCGGTCAGCCGGTCGGTCCAGCCGCTGGCGCCATCGCGATGGCGTACAAACGTCTCGAATTCGGTGTCGATGAAGGCGACCAGGTTGGAAGTCAGCGTCGACGAGGCTTCATCTTCGGCGATCACCGCCTTCCTGGCTGCCTCTGCCTCCTGGCTCTGCAGCCCTTCGGGCGTGACAAGTCGCAGTCCTGCCGCCATAACTCAGCTTCCCTCGGTCTTTCGCCAATACACCCAAGGGGATGCAGATGACAACAGAGGTCAGCCGTTCAGAGGTTTTTGCAGTGAATTTCGCCGCTTTGGCGCGCGAAATCGCGATGGACATCCTCGACCTGCCGGACATTCTCAAACTGCACCAGCTGACCAATGACGAGTGGACGAAGATTTCCGGCAACCCGCTGTTCCAGCACCAGGTGGCGCAACTGACCCGCGAATGGCAGTCGGCCACCAATACCCGCGAACGGGTGAAGATCAAGGCGGCGACCGGGCTGGAGTCCGAACTTGAGACCTTCGTGCGGGAAATCTCCGACCCCACCATCCCTTTGGTGCAGCGCGTCGAGGCCGGCAAGTTCCTGGCCCGGCTGGGCGAACTGGATGGCGCCCGCGACGGGATGAGCGCCGGCCAGGCGTTCTCGATCAACATCCAGATCGGCGAGACGGTGAAGCATGTCGATGTGACCCCGAAAATCATCGACGGCGTGATCCCGGATGTCGATTAACTACCAGGCAACCCCGACGGCAGCGGCCTTCATGCAGTCGCAGGCCTTCCTGCGGGTGCTGATGGGACCGGTCGGCTCCGGCAAGACGACCGCCTGCATCATTGAAATCCTGCGCCGGGCGATCGAGCAGGCGCCTGGACCGGACGGCATCCGCCGCACCCGCTGGGCGATCGTGCGGACCACGCTCAGCCAGCTGAAAATGTCAGTGCTGCTGGACCTCCTGGCGTGGTTTCGCCAGATTGCAACCTACAAGGTCACCGATCAGCTGGTGACGCTCGAATTCAACGATGTGGTGTGTGAAATCTACCTGATCCCCCTCGAAGAGGAGGAAGACCAGAAACGTCTGCTGTCGATGCAGCTGACGGCGGCGATGATCAACGAGGCGATCGAGCTTTCGGTCGATCTTGTCTCGGCGATTGCCGGCCGCTGCGGCCGTTTCCCCAGCCAGGCCGACGGCGGGCCGAGCTGGCACGGCATCATCGCCGACACCAACGCGCCGGTCGAAGGCTCCGACTGGTGGAAAATGTTCGAGGAGGAGATGCCGGCCGACTGGCAATTGTTCCGGCAGCCGTCTGGCCTGTCGCCAGAAGCTGAAAATCTCGAAAACCTGCCGGCAGGCTATTACCAGCGTCTGGCTCTCAATCCGAATGCCGACTGGAGACGACGTTACATCGAGTGCGAATACGGCGAAGACCCGTCGGGCACGGCGGTGTTCCGGGAATCTTACCGCAGAAGTTTCCACACGGTGGAGGGACTGGAGCCGGTGATGGGACGATCGCTGCTGGTGGGGCAGGATTTCGGAAGAAATCCCTGTTCACTGATCTGCCAGGTGGATTACCGCGGACGCCTCTTGGTGCTGGAGGAAGTCCTGGCCGAGGACATCGGCCTGGAAACGCATGTGACGCGTTCGCTAAAGCCGGCATTGTTCGCCAGCCGTTACCAGGGGTTCATGTTTGCCGCGGTCGGTGACCCCTCGGGGGTGTCGAAGGGGAATTTCCTGGAGGAAGATTCGTTCGACGTGCTGCGACGGCTGGGGGTGCCGGCGTTCCCGGCGCCGACCAACGCCATCGACCCGCGGCTGGCGGCGGTGGAGAGCCTGCTGTACCAGCAGCGAGATGGGTCTGCCGCCATCCTTGTCGATCGCGGCCGATGCCCGTCGCTGGTCAGGGCGCTGGGCGGCGCCTACCGTTTCGGCAAGACCAAGGCCGGCCAGACCAGGCCGCTGCCCGACAAGACCCACCCATGGTCAGACGTTGCAGACTGCCTGCAGTATGTGGCGCTGACCACCAATTCCGGCCTGGTGGAGCGCATCGCCAGGCGCATCAGGCCGAAATCCGCCAAAAAGCCGCCGTCGCGGGTTAGCGCGGCAGGCTGGACCTAGTCCTCAGGCTCCGGCCGATCGGGCGGGTCAAGTTTTTCGCCGGCCGAATAGTCTTTCCAGTCGACCTTGCGCTGTTCGCCGATCTTGCGATTTCCAGTTTCCTGGAAATCACCAGCAGGCGGTGGGGTAAATTCTCTTGGCAAGGGTTTGTCCAGCGGCACTTTGCCGTACTGGTTAGGGTCATTGCCGGGATAATCGCGGATTGCCCGGTGCAACGCCATGGCGCCTTCCTCCAGATGCGTCCTGGCGATGGCGCACCAGCGCTGGTCGGCAATGCCGGAGGTGGCAAGATCGTTGGTGTAGCCGAGCGCCATGGCCTCGAATTTGGCGATCTCCTGGTGCAGGCGCTCCCTGGCCTCCTCTATCGAGGCGGATTTGGGTGGCATCTTCATGCGAACAACAGCTGGTCGCCGTTACCCGGCAGTCTGAAATCCGGTACCCGCTGACCCCCCTGGGGGAGCTGCGGGGTGGGGACGAACAGCTTTTCGAACTGCGTCCGGTCCCAGACCTCGATGCGGACATCACTGGGCAGGCCAGGCGCCAGGGTCACGCTCTGACGGCAGACAAAATCACCGACACGGCAAATGGCGATGAGGCCACTGGACAAGGGGACGCGCAGGCAGGGGCCGGGGTCGATTTCCCTCAGAGGATCATAATCGGCGGCATAGGCGGTCCAGTTGCGATCGACCCAGTCGGGGGCATTCTTGAGGCTGCCGGGGTACTGGAAGGCGTCGAGAATCTGGATACGGCTTTCGTAGCGAACGCCGGCCGAAGGCCGGTCGACGTCACGAACGGAAGAGCTGGGGCCAAGGGCGGCAGGAGGGGCGGCACCGGGGGAAGGGGTGATGATCGTCGGGTCTTCGGCAGACCTGTCGGGGTTTGGTGGAATATCCTCATCCTCCTCGTCGTCAGGCTCCGGCTCGTCGTGGGTTTTGTGCTCGTCATCCTCCTCATTTTCCGCAGCTTCGGGTTCAGACTCTTCGTCAGACTCAGACTCTTCGTCAGACTCTGGGACGTCGCCGATCTGGCTGGAATCCTCATCAGGGTCGCCGTTTGTCGGCGGCGGGTTGTCGGGGTCCTCCTGGGGAACCGGGTCGCGGGGATCGCGCTCCGGCATCGGCTGGCGGTCGGGGACGTCGTTATCCGGCAGGCGGGGTGGGTCTTCCAGGACAACATCCTGCTTGTGCGGATACTCGCCAGGCTTGATGGCGGTCAGCTCCAGCATGGCGGCGAGGTCGTCCGGCACGGCAACAGGAATGGGTTTTTTGGGCATTTTTCTCACCTGAAGACCAGTTTGGGGGCTGATTTCGGGGTTTTTTCCGTGGTTTTTACGGCCGGGACCTTCGGCACGGCCAGCTTTTTCGCCACAGGTTGAGGCTCTTTTACGACATCATTGGCCTTGCCGGAGAGCATCATCTCGCGCTCCCAGCGTTTGTCGAGCATCTCCAGGTAATAATCCAACGACCTTCTGACATGCTCCTGGATCGACAGATGGTCGCGCGCCCGGTGCTGCATGAGGCGATCGTACTGGCGTTGGGTGACGCGCGTCGGCAGGGGTCTCAGGGTGGCTGGTTTCTGCTGGAAAGGCATGGGGTTACGGGTCTCCTGATGGGCCGCAACATAGTTTGGACAGCGGCTAAATTCAATTGTGTTACATGGGTTTTTTCTCACCTGTATTTCGCTAGCACCTAAAAAAGGCGCGGGGGGTGGGGGGCGTTGGCCGGGTGCCCGCCCCTGCCCGCCCCTTTCCGCATTATCGGCCGCGTTCCCTAGGTGGAAGTGCAGTGCATACCGCCAACATCACCGGGCGAGACATGAGGCTAGGGCGAGCGCGCTACTGGCCGCGACAAGAGGAGATGCGTTTCGGGGCTTGCCCGGTACGTGATGCACGCTAACCCATCGGGCTTTGATGGGCGAACTGCGACCATCGCTAACCCGGGGGAGACGATACACCACCGAGCGCGCCAACAGCATATCCGCAAATGGATGTTGCAGCACCCGGTACAAGTCCGGCGTAACCTTTCTCTGGTCCGGCATCGCTGCCACGACGGAAAGGAAACCGATACAACTTAAGCTTGTTCGCCTGACGCATGCGTTCGGCGGACGGCACGTCCAAGAGCTTGGGCAAACGACGTTAAACATAGTCCTAGCTGCAGCACCCCGCTGCGTACCAGCCGTAGTATGGAAACATTCCATACCAGTCGGCAGAGGTGAAACGACACCACGGGACTTACGTAAACGTAACTGTCCCTTACCTCCGGTAGCAGGACAGCATCTTTCGACCATTAAACACCATCGGAAAACCGAATCTGAACCCTTACTACTACGTAGTAAGGGTTCAAGGTCGGTCGGTTGTGGGTTGGTGTCCTTATTGTCTGTGTGAAAAAACAGTCAGTATATAAGAGGGACCCATTTTCGAAAAAAAAAAAAAATTCCGAATCACATACACACGTACTCCATGCTGAAATCGCGTGGACAATTAGACAATTGCCTCAAACGCTGAATTCATTAGGAAATTTGCCGTCTAAATTGCACTAATTGTCCGTTTCCCTAGACAGTTAGCTGCCTCAAACCAACAAATTGGACCCAGAAATGTACGATCGCGACATGCCGCGCATGCGTTCGCATGCTCTTTCGTCGCCGCAAGGCCTCGTCGATGTCATCGGATTTGTGCTGGCGACCATCCAGCAACCGCTTCAGTCGGTCAAAAATCAGATGGCCGACATCAAAATCAATGGTGCAGAATCGAAATATCTGTTCGGTTCGAAGCGCCTCGGTTACGCTTATGCCGTCGAGCATGCGGTCGTTCTGCATGCCGCAATCACTGCCGCAGTCGACGTCAACGACGTCATCGGATGCATTGACGTGCTCTCCAACGTGCCGGGTCTCGGCATCGTCAAGGCCTCTTTCGTCGCCCAGATATGCGGACTGGAAGTTGCATGTCTCGATACCCATAACCTGCGCCGGCTGGGCCTTGGCGAGGCTGCATTCAAGCTCGCCAAATCGGTTAAACCTTCCACCAAGCGGAAAAAGATCGCCGACTATGTCCGCATCTGTACCGACACTGGCGGTTCGCGCCATTGGTGGAACACATGGTGCGAATTCGTCGCCGGCAACCGCGCCAACAAATCCCTCACTTCTGCCGACATGGTGTCGGCTTACCACGTGGAGTGCCTTGCCTGACACTCTGACGCTCCTCGCGGCCTCCGGCCGCTCGATCGCGAAAGGATCGCAACATGCTCGAACTGTCCAACGCTGCCGTTCGCACGGCCTTGTCCTTCATCGAACGTGCCGAACTGGCGCATGACTACAAGCGCCTTCCGATGGCGGAGAAGTACCTCCGCCTCATGAACATGGCGAACGACACCATGCAGGATGACCTGTTGCGCAAGGACTACGGCGCTCAGAACCTGTTGGAGTGCTACGCCTACTTCATGCACAAGCACAATCACTTCCATACAGGAGGCAAATGATGAACCGTCAATTCAACGATGGCGACCGCGTCGCCATCTCCGCCACGTTCCTGCGCAACATCTGCGATTTCAGCCATGCCAGCGCATCGAAGCGTGGCACCATCGCTGCGGTCGGGCTGGAAGTCCGCAAGGGCGTCAACCTCATCCATATCGACTGGGACAATGGCGAGCATGGCCGTGTGCTGTCGACCAACCTCGTGCATGCAGACAAGCTCCACCTCGAACCAAGGTAAACCACCATGCCGATCGAATTCACTGCCAACCATGGTGACTACAGCGTCACCACGCGTTCCGATCAACGCTGGTTCACCGTCTACAAGGGTGAGGAAATCGCCGGCACCTTGCAACGGCCGGGCGTCTACGACCGCAACAAACGCTGGCGCGCCTTCGCCACCAATGGCGACATGATCGGCTCGGGCATTGGCCCGCGCACCGCGCTCGCCCTGTTCACCCGCCGCGACATCGTCAACCGCTCCAACGCATCGGCCGGCAACTGGCCACAAGAGGGGATCATCGAATGAACATCATTAACATCTCGACAAGGAAAGTCGGCGGCATCCGCTTCGTCAAGATCGGCCGCCTGTGCCTGAGCTTCTGCGTCACCAAGCGCTATCATGCGCTGAACGCGCCGAAACATCCGCGTCACTTCACCGACATCGCTCCGGCAACCTTCCTCAGCAGCGCCGATGGCGTTCTCGTGCTCGGCTTTCACGGCGAAACGAACGTCTAGACGTTCGTTTTGATCGGACGACGAATAAGGCCTGACTGGCATTAACCTCCGCCTACCCTAGGCGAGCACAAACCCGGAACCCAACTGCGGCACGAGCGAACGGGATTTCGCTCGTGGCGCGAACCAACCAGCAACAAGGACTGCTGAAATGACCCGCAAGGAAAGCGTCATCTACGCCACTGATCGCATTGCCAATGCGCTGCAAGCTCTTTGCCGCGTCAACTACGACAACGAACGGCAGGCATCATCCAACATGGCAATTGCAACGCAAGCGCTGCAACAGGCCGCTAACGCACTCAACCAACAGGGACCATCGACATGAACAACGCACTAACCCTGGCCCTGTCGGCTGGCATTATCGCAGCAATCGTTGGCCTCTTCGCCATCTTCACCCAGTACGTCCGCCCCGTCGCGGCCGAGGATGACTGCGCCTTCAATACCTACGCCGTCGAGCGTGTGCCGGGCATCGGCCTTGTCTGCATCGGAGAACCGTCATGAACCTCTGGTCCGGATACCTGTTCGCCGATGCCATGCTGGCATTTGACCTCGGGCTGGTCGCCTTGGCGATCATTGCCCTGCTCGCCACTCCTTTTCTTGACTGACCTCTAACCAACAGGACCAAAAGAAATGAAACGCATCATTGGCGCGGCGATGGCCGCGCTGGCGCTATCATGCGCCATAGGCAGCGCTAATGCCGCCACCTTCAAGCCGATCAACAAGGGCAAATCGCTGGTGATGACCGGCGAGATCGTCGCTGGCGACGTCGATCGTCTGCATGCCGCAGGCAAGGCCGCCGAGAAAAAGTACGGCCGCGCCGTCGTCGAACGCATTTTCCTCAACTCGCCCGGCGGCGACGCCATTGCCGGCATGGAAATCGCCGAATTCGTCCGCGCATGGGGCATCGACGTGGTCGTCGGCAAGACCGACGAATGCGTATCGATGTGTGCCGTGGTCTTTGCTGCTGGCCAGCATAAAGTCGTGTTCACCACCTCAAGGCTCGGCGTTCACGCCATCTCCGCCTTCGCCGCCAATGCCGACGGCACGCTCGGCGACGATCAGGGCGAGGATCAGGGCGCACTGGCGCTGACCACGCTGGTGGCCCGCGCCATGGCCGAGTGGGGGGTGCCGGCCAACATCGTCACCGCGATGATGACCACCAGACAGCCGGACGTTTACTGGATCACCGCCGAGGATGGCTGGAGCGCCGTCGAGGTGCTCAGATGATGCCACTCATCCTCGCCACCGCAATCGGCGGCGTCACCCTCGCATGGGTGATGCTGCTTCTCTTCATCCTCGACAACAAGGACCACTGACATGGATATCCTGCTCACCCCAGCGCTGCTGGCCTATCTCCTGCTGCCGCCCGGCAATCAGCAAATGGCCGAATGCCCGTCGCTGATCCCCGAGATCGCCATCCGCTGCGAAGCGCAGCCATTCACCACCGAGGCGCTGAAAGAGGACAGGATCATCCTGCCCGAGACAGCACCGATCCCCTCGCCAAGGCCGGAGCGCTGAGAAGGATTCGCTATCATGGAACGCATGGACTGGATCAAGGGCGCTGCCGTGGTGGCGGCGCTTCTGGTGGCTATCGCCATCGTAGACAAAACTTTCGACGACATGCGCATGGGGCACTGCGTCAATGACGGCTACTTGGTATCCGAATGCCAAGCCTCATTCGACGAGTACGATGCCTACGACCGCGACGACAGTTTCCTCAACTAATCCGCATTATCCACAGGCTACCCTAGACGTAACACAAATGCATGGTGTAGGATCATCTGCACCATACAAACCAACAGGACCACTGACATGAACGCACAACCCAAGCCCCGCCTGTCCGCCATGCTCGGGCAGGTCGCCACCATCGCCAAGGTCTCGACCTCGTCGCTCGGCCTCAAGCGCTTCGACAAGCAGGCGTCACTGGAATCCGACCGCGCGCACAACGCACAGGCCGGCACCGGCCGCACCTTTGCCTCCCGCATGGCCGGCTGCGAGCATCGCTGCAAGGAAGTCTCTGACTTGGGTAAACTTGCGCAGAACAAGCTCAAGGAGATGACCACCGCATGGGGCGAGAACCAGCGCCTGTTGTCGAACGGCATGATGAACGACTGGCTGCAGGAATACATGCCGATCAAGAAGCAGTACGACGAGAAGGTCGCCCAGCTGGTCGCCGATGCGCCGCAGCTGATCGCCACCGCACACGCCAACAAGGGCACCTACAACGTCGAGCCGCCGACCGAGGAGGAAATCCGCGACGCCTACTCGCTCGAATATTCGATGTCGCAGATACCCGACACCGACACCTTCTCGGCGCGTGGCGTCACCAAGGAAGTCGAGGCGGAGATGCGCCGGCAGTTCGAGCGCAGCATCGAGGCGGCCTATTCGACTGCCGTCAACGATGCGCTGACCCGTGTCGCCGAGCCGCTGCAGCATCTGGTCGATCGCATCACCACCTTCGACAAGGTCGAGGACGAGAAGGCGCGCGGCGTTGTTTCGTCCAGTGCCCGCCTTTATGAGACGACGATCACCCACGTGCAGGATATCGCCAAGGTGTTCCGCTCGTTCAACCTCGACAACAATCCGCTGATGACGTCGATTGCGGATAAACTTGACGCCTTCGAGGGCATCGACATCGAGGATATCAAGACAAGCGAGAGCCTGCGTAAGGACCTCACCAAGCGCGCCGACGCCATCCTTGAGGACCTCAAGGACCTCATCTGATGAGGAAACATATCGCTATCATACGCCGTCCGGCAGCGTGTGTGATCAGTCATAAACCCAAGTCTGCCGGCCAACCAAGGACCACGCGAATGAAAAGCTTTCTCGCAACATTGCTGCTCGCCGCAGCCATGGCCCCGTCGCTCGCCAACGTGGCGAAGGCGCAGACCAATTGCTACACCAACTGCTACTGGCTCGGCGACGTCCAGTATTGCAACACCACCTGCAACTAAACCCCATTAACGCGCCTCTACCCTAGGGGCGCGTTCAACCCTCCAGCCCACACAGGACCACGACCATGCAAACCATCGAAGTTCTCGACTCCGACCTCGTCCCCTTCATCGAACTGATCTTCAAGGCGAAGAAAACACCGCATATCAAGGGCCGGCCAGGGTCGGGCAAGTCGAAGCAGATCGAGGCCTATGCCCGCAAGATGAACGAGAAGTACGCCGCCGAGGGTGGCTACGGGTTCTTCCTGCTCGACATGTCGAAGGCCAACGTCGCCGACATCCTTGGTTTCCTGATGCCGGAGGACCAGACGATCATCGACGCCAATGGCAACAGCGTCGTCATCAAGGCGGGCCGCTACACCTATCCGTACTGGGCCTATGACCTGTTCACCGGCCGGCCGGCGCATACCTACAAGTACGGCGTCATCGTGCTGGAAGAATGGGCGCAGGGCGACCCGGAGGTGAAGCGCACCTCAGCCCCGCTGATCTATGACCGCCGCGTCGGGCTGTATCACTTCCCTGACTTCGACGTCATCATGCTCGGCAACACCGGCAAGGACCGCTCCGGCGAGACCCGTGAGTATGACTTCATCATCAACCGCACGGTGCAGGCGACACTGAAGCCGACGCTCGCCAACTTCCTCGTCGTCGCGCAGGAACTGGGCATGACGCCGCTCACCATGGCGTTCGCCAAGCGCAACGAGCAGGACCTGTTCTATGGCGAGACGCCGAAAGAACAGGGGCCGCATCTCACCCAGCGCTCGCTGCATGCGCTCGACGATATCATCAAGGCAGCGATGGCCGAGGGGCGTGACCTCGACGACCCGCTGGTGTCGGTCGCGGCGGCGGGTGCCGTCGGCTTTGCCGCAGCGCAGATTTACATGGCCTTCGTCAAGGCGCGTCATGAAATCCCGACCATCTCGGAGGTGCTCCGCAACCCCACCGGATGCCGCATCCCCGACAAGCTCGACGTCTTGACGTTCCTTGTCTTTGACCTCGCTGCAAAGACCACCAAGGACAACATCACCGCAATTGCCCAGTACGTTGCCCGGCTGTCGACCGACATGGGGGTCAGCTACTTCAACGCCGCCACGGCGCGCGACGAGGGGCTGATCTTCACCCGTGAGTTCTCGCAGTTCTCGCAAAAGAACATCACCCTGATGTCGGCCGCAGCGCTGCGCAAGGCGACCATGCAGCGCGCTGCCCTCAACTAAGGATCAGACCGATGAACAACCTCGTCACCGCCGCGCCGGCGGCTTCACTGCGCACCTACAAACCAAGCGCCGCCGATGAACGTTACATTGGCGACGGCCTCGGCTACCTCAACATGACGACGCCGTTCTGGGCGTCGATCCTCTACTCGCGGATGGTCGTCGTGTTCACCCATGACGTGCCTTATGCGGCTACCGACTCGCATTACATCTACGTCAACGTGGCTGGCATGCGGGCTGCCGGCTGGACCTTCGAGGAGGTCGCCTTCGTGCTGGCGCACGAGGTCATGCACTACATCCTCGGCCATCTCATCATGTCGGTATACTGGCGCAACGAAAGTCAGATCATCCTGCCCGATGGCACGCTGCTGCCCTATCACGGGCAGCTGATGAACGCCGCCATGGACTTCGTCATCAACGCCGCGCTCGTCGACGGCAAGGTCGGCAAGTTCCCGTCGATCGGCCTCTACGACAAATCGATCAGCGCCAAGGGCATGGAGGGCTGCGTCGAAATCTACGCCAAGCTCTACAAAGAGACACAGGGAGGGGGGAAAGACGCAGGTCAGGGGAAAGGGTTCGACCTGCATCTCGACCCCTCCGCGGAGACCATCGCGGATGAGAAGCAGTCCGGCGACCTGAAAAGGGCGCAGGCGATTGCCACTGCCAAGATGGTCGCCGAGGCGGCGGGCATGGGGGAACTGCCCGCCGCCATCAAACAGCTGATCGGCGATATCCTGGAGCCTAAGGTCTACTGGGGTGACCATCTCAAGGCCACCATGCAGCGCGCCGCCGGCGAGCCGGGACAGGATTGGTCGAAGCTGAATAAGCGCCTGATCAGCCGGCCTGCCCCATGGGGCAAGATCGCCTTCGCCGGTCGCTCGAAGTACGGCTGCGGCACTGTCGTGGTCGGCTACGATACCTCCGGCTCGTGCATCTTTCCCGAGATGCAGCAACGTTTCTTCACCGAGATGAGCGGCATTGTCGCCGACCTCAACCCGGCTGAACTGATCGTTGTCTGGTGCGACGCCACGGTGCAGCGCGTCGATCGTCTCGACGAGCCGACCGACCTTGAGGCACTGCGCATGGAGATCAACGAACTGGGCGGCGCCCCCGGTGGCGGCGGCACCTCGTTCATCCCGGTGTTCGAGTGGATCAGGGAGAACCACGTGCAGCCCGACATGCTGGTCTATCTGACCGACACGCTCGGCCGCTTCCCGACCAGTGAGCCGGACTACCCGGTGATCTGGGCTTCGACCCGCGTCTCGCCACGGGTGCCGTTCGGCACCGTGGTCGAGGTGCCTGAGGCGGAGTGAGCGCTATCATGTGGATCATTGTCTGGACCAAACGCAATGGCGTCGACCGCTATGCCAAGCTGGTGCAGGAGGAAGGCGAGAAGCCATTTCTTGTGCCACGCAACAGGCGCAGCAACGCCACTGAGTTCAAGACCTATGACGAAGCTGAGGATGCAATCCTGAACGACAGCGGATCATATCCGTGGCTCGCGAGGGAAGAATGAAACCGTGGCACGTCGGTGGGTTCGCCGGCATTCGCGAATCACGCGACATGCACAAATCAACATCCTTCGCTTGGGAAATTAATCAGGGCGAAGCAGGAACGAAGAAGGAAAGAATCATGAAATCACCGATGACACCGAGGCTGGAGGCGCTGATGGCAGCGTTCGACATCCTCACCAGCTACCTGCTCGACGAGTGCCCAGACGATGCGAACTGGGAAGATTTCGACGGCGAGGTCGACCACCTGCGCAGTGAGATCGACGACGTTATCCAGAAGGAACAAGCGAAATGACCCACCGTGAGATCAGCCGCGCGTCTGACAGCCTCGACGCTGTGCTGCGCGACATCTTCCGGCTCAAGGAAGAAGAGACCGATCGCCTGATCGAGGCGATCAAGGACCTTGCCGAACAGGTTGCCGACAACGAGATCGATCGGCTGTTCAACAGAGGAGACTACCGATGAGCGACGGACCATGGGAAATGAGCGGCCCTGAAGAGGGCGACACGATCGACGAGACAGTCATCATCTGCAACGCCGATCATGAGAACTACGAGATCATCGAGATCAGTGCTGGAACACTGGGCGAGCGCAAAGCACTTGCCCGCAAGATCGTGAACCTGCTGAACCAGAGCCAAGCGGAGCTAATGATATGAAAGAGTTCGCATTCGATGTGGTGCTCAACGCTGTGGTGCGGGTTCTTGCCAACACCGAATCGGAGGCACGTAAGAAGCTGGCGTGGGTCGATGCTTTCGAGGACCTGCAGATTACCGAGGCAAGCCTTCGTGACGATGGCGAGTTCGGCGTCGTGCTGTTCGAGATTGATGGAGAGGCAGTATGAAAACCGACAAGATCATCACGTGGTTCGCCTACCCGCCAATCCCCGATCGCACACATGACTGGGCGGCGTACCGGGAGAACGACGTCGAGGATGCTGGCCGCTATGGCTGGGGCGTCACCGAACAAGCTGCCATCCGTGACCTGCTCGCACTCGAAGAAGAGGAAGATGACGAATGAACATCGTGGTCATCAAGTTCGAGCAGGGCTGGCGTCTGGTGCGCAACCACAAGCGTATCGAGGCGTGGAAGAACGACAGGCTGCTGAACACCTTCCCGACGTGGATGGAGGCCATCGCCTTCATGGACAGGCTCGAAGATGAGCCGGTGAAGGCCGAGCAACATCAGACAATGCAGTAGGACCAAGCAAATGGGCATCACCAGACGTGAAGCAAATCGCATCGTGAAGATGATCATCAAGAACTACGAGGCCGGCCACAACGACGATACGTTGGCGTGGTTGTTGCAACGGGAGATCGAAGAACTGGGACAAAAGAAATGAGCCATCCGCATTACGCCGTGCTGACCGAGAAGGGCCTGCGCTACGTTCTCGCCAACGCCGAGAACCCGGAGCATATCCAGCATGCCAAGGTCGAACTCAGGCGGCGCGGCCTGAAGATCAACATCAACATCGAACAACAGCATCGTCTGCAGCGTGCACTCGATGGCTATGAGAAGGACCGCTGAAGATGATGCTCGGAGATATGTATGTGCAGGGCAAGCCACCCGGCAAGCTGGTCAAGGCGCTCAGCGTGGTCGCCTCGACCCTGCATCAGGAGTACGACAGGCTCGACTGGTTGCTGGCCGGCAAGTCGAAGGAATCCTGCGTGCTGGCATCGCTGACGGTCAGGGATTTCTTCCGCAGGATTGGCTTCACCGATGTGCAGATGACGCCGGTCTACCTCGCCATCGAGGCGGTCGACAAGGACGGCAAGTTCATTCACTCGGTGGGCGTCGGCGATCACATTGCCGCCGGCCAGGCACCCGCCAAGGGCGACGGCTGGGACGGCCACGTCTGTGTCCGCATCCCCAAGCTCAGCTATCTGGTGGATACCACGGTATACCAGACGATCCGGCCGCAGTGGCATGATCTACCGGGCATGTTCGCCATGCCATACGCGCGTGAGCCTGAGCAGAAGGTGCTCGGGATGACGCCGATGGCGGGCATCACAAGGGCTAACGGCAATGGCGACCGGATGAAGATCGTCTGGCTCGATCAGCCCGCCAACGAAAGCTGGCGCAAGGCACCCGACCGGCAGATCGAACGCCGGCAGGACGTCGTCAAGACAATGGTGAAACGATTTGGAAACTGGAAGGACCGCTGAAATGAAAAGCTGGAAACCCGCAATTAAAACCGTAGGCTCTGACAAATGGGGCCTCAATGGTCTCGCCTTCGCCACTGAGAAGGAAGCCCAAGACTGGGGCTTTGACCTGCTCATGCGCTGGTCTGGGGCCGAGGATCATGAAGCCCAAGAGTCGGATGACCCCGTCAGCCATACCTACATCGACGGCAAGCTGGAGGCTGTGAAATGAAACCGCAGGTGTTCTATCCCGGCAAGACCCTCGACAGGGTGGAGGTTGGGACCTACTCGGTCGAGCTGAAGAAGCTCGGCCGGCTGGAGGACGAGGCTGAGCATTGGTACATCGAAATCCAGAATCGTTATCGCCGCATTGGCAATAATGTTTTCAAGGATTCAGAGGAGGCGCGGAACGCCTTCGACTTCGCCAAGCAGCGCGTCATCATCCAGACGGCGTGCGACGCAATGGGCGTTGGTAGGGGAGGGACGGCCGCTATCACGATGAAAAATGTAACACAACGTACCGAGTCAAACGTTGTTTAAACAAATTTGCTTGACGCTACATTTAGCGCTTGACGCAACAAATGAAGCTGTCGTAACAAATAAAAACGCCGGGTCGGCAGCGAACCAAATCCCGGCGTTTTCTGTAACCCTTAATCGGCCAAAGGCCGGAAAGGTATCTCATATATGTTAGCTCAAGCTCCAAAGTCCAGTGCCGTCGTCGAGATTGAACGTCTCGGCTTCAAATGGCAGGACGAACCGCAGTTCGAACTCGGCAAGCTCTCGACCGACAGGCGAGTCCAAGTCAGAGAATCCGAACATTACGCGCCCAAGGCTCAGGTCGCCCAGTACGCGGTGCAGATGAAGGAAACGGTGTTTCCTCCAATCATCGTCACTGCCAATGACTGGCTGGTCGACGGCAACACCCGTGTCGGCGGTTATGAAGTGAACAAGGTCAAGTTCGGCCATGCCCTCGTGCTGGATGTCGAATATGGCAAGTCGGCCAAGGTCGACGCCGACCTGCATGCCCTTGCCGCTACCCTCAACCAGCAGGGTGGGCAGCGTCTCACTCCGGCGGAAGCCCGCAGTGTCGCCGTGACACTGGTCGAGCGTGGCTGGAAGAATGACGCCATCGGCCGCGCCACCGGCGTTAAACACGGTGTCGTCAACAACATCCGCCGCGAGATCGCGGCGCATGAGAAGTTCGCCAAGGTGGGCTTCAAGGACGCCAAGAAGCTCGGGCCGTCAGCACTGCGCACGTTCGGCATGGAGCCGCAGATCAGCCTCAACGACGTGCCGTTCAAGAAGCTCGTCGAACTCTCGGTCGACGCCAACCTCGGTCCTGCCGAGGTCAGGGAGCTTGCAGGTGAGATGAAGAAGACCGGCTCCGACGCCGGCATGATCACCTTCATCGACAACAAGCGCGCTGAGATGAGCGAGCGTATCCGCGAGCATGGCCTGATGGGCAACGGCAAGCCGCCGGCATCCAGCCAGCTGCGCCGCCATCTCGGCTACATCAACGCCCATGCCGCAATTCCGTCGGTGCTGGTCGAGCGTTCTCCTGCGGCCATGGAAGAGCATCTGAGGGCCTGCCAAGAGGCAGTGCAGGTGCTCACCACGGTCATCACAGCGCAGGAGAAGCTGATCAATGACTAACCCGGCTAAGGTGAACTACGCACTGGCGATTGACAGTGCCGTGGTTTACGTAGCCCTCGCTCTCGACAAGGCCGCTGGTGTGGCCTTGTCAGTCGAGGAGCTTGCAAAAGACTACAAGCATCCCGTTCCCTCCGACCTGACGCGCATCAAGATGCACGAAGGGATGACGGAGGACGGCGAAGCCATTGAGTGGATGATCCGCCGTGCGCTCGCCTATCTCGGCGACGGTGTCGAACATATCGACGGGTTGGTCATCATCCGCAATGGCTACAGGTTCGAGGACCTCAGGCTGCACGGCAAGAAGTTGCATCGTCCAGGCCCCGACATCCATGAGAAGCTGCGCGATCCGTTCAACCCGATGACCGGCATCTTCTCCAAGAACACCCGCGAACATCTGACCGAGGCCGGCAAGGACCCGGCATGGGAGGAGCTGCGCGAATCATTGGCGACGTTCGGATGGGTGCCGGAATTCCCGGCGCTGGTCGACGAGCGTGGCGTCGTGCTGGTCGGCAGCCGACGTCTGGCGCTTGCCAAGGAGCTGGGCATCCAGCCGGTCAAGCAGGTGCTGCATATCGGCATCGGTGACGCCGCCGACGCCCGCCGGCTGAAGATCGCCATTGCCTCCAACATCGGCGGCAAGAAGCTGTCGCCGAACGACCGCAAGCGCATTGCTGCGTACCTGTATCAGGACAACAACTGGTCGCAGGAAAGTATCGGCAAGGCGTTAGACATAAGCCAGCCACAGGTTAGTCTGGACCTGAAAGAATTATTAGTCACTAATAATTCAAAACGACCTAAAGTGGGTCGTCCGAGGAAGCATAACCCGCAGGAAGTTGACACCAGACTTAAGCCGCTGTTCGACGCTGGCATGTCGCGGACCAAGGTTGCCGTGGAATCCGGCCTGCCGGAACGCGCCGTGCGTGACGCGCAGGAGCGCTATCATGTGCGGCAG